GAGGGATTAGCACCTGGAGATGCCAGTAGAAATTCTGGTGTAAGTGCACTCACTGAAAATAAAAAAAGAACTCGATCCAAAACCCGAGCGAACAAAACGCTACGCCCGGCACTAGATCATATTCAAATTAACCCAGAGCCTACCCAGCTTCCAGATGCAGTACAGTCCTATATAAAAAATAGTGACTCAGTGATGTCAGATATATTTGCAGATACAGCGGCAAATACTCTAACCGAGCAAATGACAGCTGACCGTGATAAGACATTTTCGTCTAGAGTTTCCCAGGGTGACACAGCTACTAAAAAGATGGCAAATTCTGACCCATTAGAAATGTTCGAGGGTGCTGGAAATTGGGCGGCTTTAGCGTTCTCCTCTGACACTAAAGATAGATAAAAAACTTTTGGGTGTGATATGTAATAATAAGTGCATACGCATCTACAAATGGAGACATTAAAATGAGAAGAAAATCTAAGAAGTTGACACCTAGATTATTACGTAGAATGGTAATGGAAGAGAGAGCTCGTATGCTTGAGACTTCTGACCCTATCGCTGATGGTATTACGGATCCTGCAAAAGTAAGTGCAGAAGAAGTTGACGCTGATGACCAGGCTAAAACCCTAGAGAAAGATATCGATCATCTCAAGGTGCTTAAGATTCATGAGAAGAAAACTGCAAGAAGACTTAAGAGAATAAAAGAAGCCCGTCGGGTTTTAAGAACACGACTATTCAAGAAGCTATAGGACGATACAGATGCCATTATTCCACCAAGATACTACAGAAGTACCCCCAAATACAAGAGCGTTAGGCAAATCAGACTCATTGTCTTTGCAAGCCGCATTTCCTGGGGGCATCGTCGGACAAGCTTTGCTTGCTGATGACGGGAGTCCTACATCTCCACTTAGGTTACACTTTGCAAGCACGTGTAACCTGGCCACGTCGGTTTACTCTCCCGCTGCTGCATCTCCCGGCCAGGGAGGCGTAATGAAAGGAAGAACGATAACGCCCAACTTCGGAGGAATAGGGGCCCCGATGGATTTTAATGGAGCCGGAACGGCCGCTGCTCCAGAGGACGTAAACGTTCCACCAGCCATGGGTAGCGATATTCCAACCGGTGGAGGTGGCTTGCCATCATCCCCGTGGACTCCTAACGTGGCGTCAGCAACATCTGCTAACAGTCCTACGTCTATTCCTTCAATGCCCGATCATCCTCATTCAGGCTTGCTAGCTGATGAAGACTTGGCTAAGCCTTTGTCGCCAGGCGCTAGTTCTGCCAGATGGGTTGCTACCGAAGGCGATGGTTTACCGATATATACTATGGCGAGTGCACCAATAGCAGTATAGTTTTATGCCCACGCCATCTGCATACAATTATGCGCGTTATGATGCAAGAGACGATTTAGGATATGGGAGGTTATCACCTAGCGGTTTTAATGCTCCCCGTTCCTATATTCAGTATCCACAAGGAAAATCTGAAGAACAAGATGCCGACGAAGTTGATGATGAAACATACGAGATGGTACTAGACAAGCTTTTAGATTATATGCCGTCAGATCCCTATGCTGTGAACAAGACCGACCCTTTTTATTTTGCTGGTGGTAATACAAAGCTTTCAGAGCTAAACACCGCTAAGGGCATGGTACCATTTCCTAGGATGTACCATGGAAAGCAAGCAGTGTCCGGCGGGACAGCTCAAAGACTTCCAGCAGGTCCCACACAAGGGTTTAGAACTAGAATAAGACCAACAGGAACTAAAAAAGGGTACTCCTCAGCTCCGTACCCCATACCAGAGCTAGAGAGCGAGACTGGTGACAAATTTACACTTCAGGATTTTTTAGATACTAATAAAGACGAAGAACATTTGGATAGAGTGCGTGAATTAATAAGAGTAATTCACGACGAGCAGGGCAATTAAACATGCGGAGTAATAAGTAATAAAGTGGTAAGATCAATTTAATGCTTATATTTATCTTTTAGGTTATATTTTTTATGGTGAGAAAAAAATAATGAGTTTAAATCTTTACAATGAGGCGATTGTTGAAGCCAAACAGCTTCGTGAGTTAGCAGAGCAAAACGCCAAAAACAAGATAATAAAAGCCATCACCCCCAAAATCAAAAAATTAATTGAACAACAGTTAGTTGCGGACGAAGAAGAAGATGAACTCGTTGTCGGTGATGAAGAACTAGAGTCTTTTAGTGATGTAGTTTTAGATGATGTTGAGGATGAGGAGATTATCGATCTTGGTGCACTAGCAGATTTACCTCCACCCAGTGAGGAAATTGATGTCGATGTTGTTACTCCGCCGCCTTCGGAAAAATCTAAAGTAAGCATTACCGTACAGGGTGATCTTAATATGGATTTAGAAGAAGATGATGAAGAACTCGACGACCTCCTGTTAAGTCAGGAGGGAATAGCTAGTTTAGATAATTTTTTACGTGAATATTCCAGAAATCAAACGTTACAAGAAAGATTGAACAAACTGGATAAGAAGGTTGAGATACTCTCCGAAACTATTAAGGGGGTAGACTTAAGAACTCTTAGTCCAGTTTATAGACAGATAACTAATGTTTATTATGCTAATTTATTAAAAGAGGCATATAATTTAACAGATTCGATAATACTTATCAACGAGTCCATTGATCAGAGGCTCGAAAGACAATTGTTGCTAACACTAAAGGAGATAAAGGACATGTCAAGAAGAAGGGATGCAGCTGTATTCCGGAGACTCTTCGAAGAATTAGCAGAAGACGAGCAACTCCGCGAAATGGGCCTTGAAGAACAAGAAGAAGAAGTAGTCGACGTTGATGTCGAAGCAGAAGATGAGGTAGCTGAAGAGCTTCCTCCCGTAGAGGTCACTCCAGACCAGGCAGCCGATGCAGTAGAGACACTGCTTGCCGACTTAGGATTGGGCGATGACGTAAGTGTATCTGCCGAAGAAGAGGTCGGTGAGGTTGACGTTGAGGAAGACGAAGAAGAAGTCGACCTTGAGGTTGAGGGCTGGATGGGCGAAGGCGACGAAGCCGATGTTTTGGCTGACGAAGAACTAGACGAAGTTTACGAAATAGATGAAAATGTTATTCGTAGAGAGCTTCGCAGACTTCGTAGACTCCGAGAACAAGAAGAAGGTAGAGCCGCTGAGGCCGATCCTTTCTTGGCTCACGGTGGAGATGACGAAGGAGATATTGTTGTCGACGTTGATGAAGACGATCTACTCAATGCATTGGCTGACGAGCTCGGTGATCCCGGTGTTCCTAATCCTGATGCTGGTGGAAGACCCGCTGGTGGAAATCTAACCCCAGAGGCTTTCCGCAGAAGAATTAGAAATCGAAGGCTCCAAGAAACTCGCCGCAAAGGGCGACGTAGTACTGGTGCCAAGAAGGCCGCTAAGCGCACTCTGGTAGCAGAGCGCGCAAATGTTAAGCTGAAGAAACAGCTTAAAGAAATGAATTTATTTAACGCTAAGTTGCTTTTTGCTAATAAGCTCATGCAAAATCGTGATCTTTCCACTAAGCAGCAACGCGCCATCGTCGAGGCTTTAGACAGAGCTAAGACAATCCATGAAGCAAAATTGCTTTATAAGACTTTAAGTGAGTCACTTTCTAGGAGAAAGTCAGGGCGCACTCTCTCTGAGAGTCGTTCCCGCTTGCTATCGTCATCTTCCAAATCGACCCGGTCCGGTTCACCGGCCACTAATGGGGCGAGTACAGATCGATGGGCAACCCTTGCCGGAATTAACCCAGACGACTAGAACGCTTGTAACCTTGAACAACAACTATCAATAGGAGAATATTAAAAATGTCAAGATTTACTTTAGATCAGTTGACCGAGGGTATCCGCCAGCGTCATGTCGGATCCCAAAACGCTCGACTTGTTAACAAGTGGACCCGTACCGGACTATTAAGAGGTCTAGACGGAGTTACCCGAGAAAATATGGCCTCGCTGCTTGAAAACCAAGCTGCGCAGGTACTTAGAGAGGCAAACAGCCTCAGCACTGGTGGAGGTAATCTTACTTCCTCCGGTGATATCCGTGGATTCCAGAATATAGCATTCCCAATCGTTCGCCGAGTTTTCGGTGGACTGGTTGCTAATGAGCTAGTTTCCATTCAGCCCATGAGTCTTCCTTCCGGACTCCTGTTCTATTTAGATTATACGTACGGAAGCAATGTTGGTGGAGCTGCTAACGAGGCAGAAAATCCTTATGTTTCTGGTTCTTCAATTTACAACTCCCCTCCTGGTAAGGGAGTCCGTTCTGGATCTCTTGGCGTCGGTGGTCAGTATGACCTAGCAGGCTCTGGTTATTCTAGAGTGCATGCAGCCGCTGCCGGAGTTACTGTCCTGGCTTCTGGAGCTTACGGCAGCAGCGATCCTGCTACATTTGCCACTGCTAATACTCTAGCTGCTACCGGTGCTGACGGTAAATTACTACAGTTTGATCCTCAGGTTTGCCGACTTATCGAAGAGAACTCTACTGGCCCTGGTGCCGCTACTGGTTCCGCAGTTTATTCTGCTATGGTAATAAGTTATGCAGGTGGAGCTGCAGTTTTTGGTAATGCTGATACCACTATGACTAAGGATTTTACGCTTTACCGCGCAACTGGTCAAGCACAAGAGCTCACCGGGATTAGCCCAGATATCCAGGCTGGCGGCGATGAAGTACTTAATATTCGTCGTTTGAACCAGCTTGGTACATGGGACGGCAGTAACTTCACGGCTAATTCGTTAGTTAGTGCTGGAGATACCAACGCGGCAATCCTCATGGTTGTCTCCGGTGGTTTTTCTGACACTGTTGCTCAGGAAACATACGACGTTAGTTACGTTCTTGGAGCTGCACTCAACGTTGGAAGTGACGGCGATGCCCTCACAATTCCATCATTTGAGTCTAACTTCGCCACTGATCCCGCACCTGCAATTCCCGAGATCGATATCAAGATCGAGTCAATAGCAGTCACTGCACAGACCAGAAAACTCAGAGCTCGTTGGTCACCAGAGCTTGCTCAGGACTTGAATGCCTATCACAGCCTTGACGCTGAGGTGGAGCTTACTCAAATCCTGTCAGAGCAGATCGCTCTTGAGTTAGATAGAGAGATTCTTAACGATCTCGTTACGGGAGCTAAGACCAATTTCTTTTGGTCCAGATCTCCTGGTAACTTCGTTAATAAGCGTTCTGGCTTAGCTGTCAGTCGTGGATCTACTCTCCGCCCCGGACCAGCATTCACTGGTACGGTTAGAGAGTGGTACGAGACTCTCGTTGAGACTATTATTGATGTCGCTAACGAGATTCACCGGCTCACGCTACGCGGTTCTGCAAACTTTGTCGTAGTTTCCCCAGAGGTTGCTACTATCTTTGAAGCTTCGGTACTTTATCGTCCAAGCTATAGCATTGATGGCGACGGCCAGGTTGGAGCTCCTATGACGCTCGGCGCAGAGAAGGTCGGTACCTTGAGCAACCGTTTCACGGTCTATAAGGATCCTTACTTCCCCCGCAACAAGATTCTTGTTGGTTTCAAGGGAGGTAGTTATCTAGAGACTGGTTATGTATATGCTCCATATGTACCACTAATTGTTACTCCTACTATCTTTGCTCCTGAGGATTTCACCCCGCGTAAGGGTGTTATGACTCGATATGGAAAGAAGATGGTCCGTAGCGATTTCTATGGAACTGTTACTGTAATGGACCTGAATATAATCTAAT